AGTCCGAAGAAACTATAAGAAGAAGAAGTGAAGCAAATAAAGGCAAGAAGCGTTCCGAAGAAACTAGAAGAAAAATAAGTGAATCAGCTAAAGGTAAGAAAATTTCAGAAGAAACTAGAAGAAAAATAAGTGAATCAGCTAAAGGTAGGAAAATTTCAGAAGCAACTAGAAGAAAAATAGGTGAAATACATAAAGGTAAGAAAATTTCAGAAGAAACTAGAAGAAAAATAAGTGAAGCAAATAAAGGTAAGAAATTTTCAGAAGAAACTAGAAGAAAAATAAGTGAAGCAAATAAAGGTAGGAAAATTTCAGAAGAAACTAGAAGAAAAATAGGTGAAGCAAATAAAGGTAAGCCTTGGAGTGTCAATAGACGAGTAGCACAAAATTTAAGACTGAAAAAATAAGTTCATTAGAATCATTTTTTGGGTGAAGTTAAAATGTCGTTAAGTCAATTTCTTGGTGAAATATCACTAGGAGAAACAAGAAAATGTAATTATTGTGAAAAAGTATTACCGTTGAATATGTTTCATAACGGCACTTCCTGTTATAGAACACAATGTAAAACTTGTGCAAAACTAGCTACAAAGAATTTACAGGAAGCAAAAAGAAATGCTGGTAATCCATCGCCTCCGCCTTTAGGAACTCCATGTGTTTTTTGTGGTAAATTTAGAGGAAAAAAATTAACATTTGAACATAATCACGATACTAAGGAGTTTAGAGGGTGGACTTGTGATCCATGCAATCGAGGCTTGGGTATATTGGAGAGGAGTTTAGAAACATCTGATTTAAATATTGTTGCAAACAAAATTTTACAATATGTTGAGAAAAGAGTAAATAATCGTGAAAATTTATATAGAAGATGAGTTTATTAATCTTGTAAGAAAAGATATAAATCCATTGTCTTTTAAAGATTTTGTTCAAACAAAACAAATAAGCAATTTGTGGGATAAATTAGAATTTGATGATATTAGGATAAAGTCTTTAAAAACAAAAGAAGAATTTTATAAATGGTGTTATGATTTCATTCATAATGACGAGCCACTTAAAGTATATTTTAGAAAAAGATTATCATATAATACACAATCAGTACATGAAGAAGTACCAATACAAAATATAAAAAATATAAAAGATTCTATAATACATATATCGAATAATTCTAGGTATATAAAAAATATAAATTTACCAAGTATTTTAGATTGTAGAGCATTTGATGGTAAAAGTATAAAAAATATATATAAAGATGCACTTGAACTCGGTAAGATAGATAGATGTATAACAATGCCATCTGTTTTTAAAGATTCTTATAATGGAAATTATGATACGTTTGTGGTTACAATGAAAACTATTTCTGGGCAAATGTCTATTTTTAGTCCAGTAATTTATAATATGTTATTAAATAAGGTAAATGAATATTTAGAAAAAAAAGATAAATGTAAAATACTTATTCCATCTGCTTCGTGGGGTAGTCCTATTATAGCTACTTTGAATGAAGAAAAATATTCAGATATTCATATAGTTGATGTTCAACAAGCAGTTTTAAATGTTTGTGAGGATATTTTTAATGATTATGTAGATAAGCCTTTTCGTAAGTTATCTGGCATTAAACCCCCATACAATTTAAAAACATTTTGTGTACCATCTGAAAATATGACAGAGGTTATTGATAATAATTATGATACAGTATTCTTTTGTCCGCCTTATTATGATTTAGAACTTTATGGTGGTAGTGATTTACAATCAACTACTTTGTATCAAACGTATGAAGAATGGCTAGATTTATATTGGAGAAAAACAGTTAATGAATGTCATAAAGTTTTAAAATCAGATGGAATGTTTTGTTTTATAATGGGAAGGTTTTGTAGAGGGTATGAAATGGGTAATGATATGAAAAAAATTGCAGAAGAAAAATTTAATTTAATTGGTGAAATTAAAATATTGCCACCTCAAGAAGTTACTAGAAATAATATGCATCTTGATAAGTATGAGGTGTGTTATATTATGAAAGGAGATAGATAATGGCAGTAAATAGTTTAGTTAAACAATTAATCAAGGAGTCCGAAAATGCTATGGCGTCAGTTGTATCCGCTGGGATTCTTGGTGATTGCTCTAGTTATGTGGATACTGGGTCTTATTCGTTAAATGCTTTATTAAGTGGTTCTTTATATGGTGGTGTACCATCAAATAAGATAACGTGTTTGGCTGGACAGGAATCAGTAGGAAAAACATTTTTCGCATTGAGTATAGCAAAGAATTTCTTGGATAATAATAAAGATGGTATTATATTATATTTTGAAAGTGAAGGTGCATTGACTAAAGAAATGATAACAGATAGAGGATTAGACCCGAATAGGTTTATTGTATTTCCAGTTGCTACGGTAGAAGAATTTAGAACACAATGCATTAAAGTTATAGAGGGAGTCCCAAAAGATCACAAAGTTATGATCTTTTTGGATTCTCTAGGAAATTTATCAACAAAGAAAGAAATGGAAGATTCTGCTAGTGGTTCTGATAAAAGAGATATGACAAGAGCTCCTGTTGTTAGGGGAACATTCAGAACATTAGCAATTAAATTAGCAAGTAAGAATATTCCACTTATTATTACAAATCATACTTACGATAAAGTTGGTAGTATGTTTCCATCAAAAGAGATTTCTGGTGGTGGTGGAATTAAGTATGCAGCTTCAGTAATTGTTACTCTAGGAAAACGAAAAGTTAAAGAGGGTACTGAAGTGATGGGTAATATCGTTAAATGTAAATTAGTCAAGGGGCGATTTACAAAAGAAGAATCAGTTATCGAAACAATGCTTGACTACCAAACTGGTTTAGACAAATATTTTGGATTAGTTGAGATTGCTGAAAAATATGAAATCTTTAAAAAGGTTTCCACTAGATATGAAATGCCAGATGGAACAAAAGTGTTTGAAAAAGCAATCATCAAAAATCCAGAAAAATACTTTACAGAGGATATAATGAAACAACTTGAAGAAGCTGCATTTCAAGAGTTTAATTATGGCTCCAAAAAGGGAGAACAGGATGTTGAAGAATGAGGTATGTTTAAAACTATTATGGATGGTTGTTGGTATTATTATAGTTGGTGGAATTTATTGCTTATCATATTATGATGTTGACGAAGCTGTGGTAAGTGAATCAAAAACTTTTATTGAATATGTGAGAACCGTATTAAAATGATGACCAGTAGTAATATAGAAAGCACATTTAAAGCATGGGTTGTTTATCAAGGTTTAAATGCTCATTTTACAAGAACAGCAGATTATGACTATTTTGTTTATAATGGAAAGGGTACTTGGAATAATATAGACTCTATGGAGAAAAGTTTTGCTCGTTTGGAAAAGAATGGAAATTTCTCTTTACAAAGAAAAATATTTGAGGACTTAGGAAAGACATTTAAAAATCGTGAGGCTTTAATATTTTTTTATTTATCTCAATTTACAAATGGAATAGAGTATCCATCGCAGTTTGATACAGATTTATATGATGAATATAAGGAAAGAATGAATAATTTTGATTTCTATATTCAACAAGATATTGAAGAAATTAAAAAATGCATGAAGGAATATAATATAAGCTTTGATGAGATATTTATTACTACAAGTATGAATCATCCATTTATTTTAAAGTTAAGTCTTTCCAATAGAATATCATTGGAAACATTTGCTGTTTTGGATATGATATTAGGGTTTATTCCCGAAATTGACAAATATTTAAAAGATCCTATTTGGACAGATCATAAAAAAATGGTTTTAAAATATAAACCATTTTTAGAAGTAGATTTACAAAAAATGAAAAAATTAATAAAAAATGTATTGATGAAAGGATAATATGCGATTTGAACATTTGATTTTAGAAAATCTTATATGTAATGATAATTATTGTAGTCTAGTTGGTATATTTTTAAAACCAGAATATTTCAAAGAGAATGCTGAGAAGCAAATCTTTATAGAAATACAAAAACACATTTCGGAGTTTAATAAAGCTCCAACAAGAAAAACATTATCTGTTAGTTTATCTAATAGAGAAGATTTGAATGAAGCTACATTTAACAAATGTAATGATATTCTTAAAGAATTGAATGGTGTTCTTGGTGATGAGGAATGGTTAATTAAAGAAACAGAGAAGTGGGCAAAAGACCAAGCAGTATATAATGGTATTGTTGAAAGTATTTCAATCTTAGAAGGTAAAGAAAAAAAAAAGTCTAAAGATATAATACCAGAAATTCTTACAGAAGCATTAGCAGTTTCATTAGATAAAAGTGTTGGACATAATTATTTGGAAGATGGTGAAGATAGATGGAATTTTTATCATCAAAAGGAAACTAAAATTCCTTTCAAAATGACTATGCTTGATAAAATTACCAATGGTGGTATTTCTCCAAAAACTCTTACAGTATTATTAGGTGGAACTGGTGTCGGTAAAACTCTAGTAAAAACTCATTTTGCATCACAATATTTAAAACAGGGAATGAATGTTTTATATATTACTATGGAAATGGCTGAAGAAAGAATTGCAGAAAGAGTTGATGCTAATTTAATGGACACCGAATTAAATGATTTACATTTAATGCCTAAAGATAAGTTTGAGAAAAATCTTGATGAAATGAAAATTGGGAAATTAGTTGTTAAGGAATATCCAACAGCTGGAGCCCATGTTGGAAATTTTCGTGCATTGATACGAGAATTGAAAATTAAAAAAGACTTCACACCAGATGTTATCATTCTGGATTATTTAAATATTTGTGCGTCCAGTAGAGTCAAGTGGGCTGCAAATATGAATACCTACATTTATATTAAGTCGATTGCTGAAGAAGTGCGTGGTTTGGCAGTTGAGTGTAATGTACCTATCATTACAAGTTCTCAATTAAATCGGGAAGGATTCACAAGTTCTGATCCTGATTTATCTAATACATCTGAAAGTTTTGGATTACCAGCAACAGCAGATTTAATGCTTGCAATCATAGCAAAAGATGATGGAATTGGTACTAATAATCAGATTTTGTTTAAGCAGTTGAAGAATCGTTATAGTGATATTTCTATCAATTCTAAGTTTTTGGTTAATGTTATTAAGAAGAAAATGATGTTAGTGGATATTGAAGAAAATGATCAACCTGCTCTTGCAAATGATGGAAGTAACAAATATTATGAGAAAAAGTCAGATGCTAACACAAATTCAAATCCTTATACTTTAAAGATTAAACCACAGAGGCGTGTTGAAAAGTCATATGAAGATTGGAATATATAAATAGTATTATAAACATAAGGAGGCTAGTATGGATGATTTAACAATTTCTGATGGATGGTTTAATAAGATTAATGAAGATAAACCTGTAATGAAGAAACTTTGTGAACATCGCGTAAATACGACTACTTTGGATTATGATATAGGTATAGAATATTGCAATTTTTGCGGTGCTTTGGGCCATTATAATATAGATATTGATAAAGTTGAATGGAAATTGCCCGAATTTTTAATTAAACAGAATTATAACTAACCTTAAAAGTATTATAAATATAGTAAGTATAGGTATGTAATTCTTGTTAGAGGGTGAATTTAAATACCAAAAAAATCAATAAAAGGAAAAGAAAATGCCATTTACAAAAGCACAAGATACAATGATTGAGTCAATGGATGCAGATAAAGTGGGCGGTACAATTCCAGCATTGGATGGAAGTAATTTAACAAATTTGCCTCCATCTGGTGAAGTTTTTTTAAAATCAGCAAATGATCCAGAAATAACTACTAATCCAGCAACTGGCGTTGGTACACTTTGGGTAAATACAACTGATGGCCAAATGTTTACTTGTACGGATGCTACTACTGATGAGAATATTTGGAAAGTAGTTAGTGGTGATGAAACAGTAGAACCAACTGTGGCGTGGACATTTCAAGGAACACAATATGGTTATGCTGCTGGTGGGTATTCTAGCAATTATGCTAGATATGATGATATTGAAAGATTTTCGTTTGTAAGTGATAATACTATGGGTGATGTTGGCAATTTAACAGATCAAATGTCAAGTGCAACAGGACATAGTAGCATGGATTATGGTTATGTTGCTGGTGGATGGTGGGGAACTCCTAGTACGTCATATGGTGCTTTCAAGAAAATTCAAAAATTTTCTTATGCTACTCAAACTGATTCTGTTGATACTGGTGCAGAATTAATGAGTAGTAATGGAACAGCTGGCAATAGTTCTGCTGCTGGTTTCGGTAATGAGACACATGGTTTTGTTCATGCTGGGCATAAACAAACTCCTAATGAGAATTGGGATGTAATTCAAAAATTTCCATATGCATCATCTTCAAATTCTACTCAGATTGGAAATTGTGCTTATCCAACTGGTGTATATCAACACGCTGGTTGGTCATCTCCAACGCATGGATATAGTGCGGGTGGATATAATTATGGTGGTGGTTTTGAACAAATATCTGATGTTGAAAAAATGGCTTTCGCATCAGAAGGAAATTCTGTTAAATGTGGTGATTTGTCTCAAGTAGCTTCATATACCACTAGTTCAAATTCTACTACACATGGTTATATTCATGGTGGATTTATTACTGGTTGGGCTACTACTGCAAATATTGAAAAATTTAGTTTTGCATCAGAAGGTACAGCAACTACACCAGCAATTTTAATGACCGATATAACTCATGCAACTGGTGGCGGAACATCATCAACAACGCATGGATATACTGCTGGCGGTATGTCTAATGGTGGACAATGGGCTGGTGGTGCATATGTTGCGGTAGTTCAAAAACATTCACATATAACAGATTCAAATGCTACTCAATGTGGTGATTTAAATTATGCTAGAGGTAATGCTGTTGGTTGTATACAAACTTAAAAATGGTTTTATAATTTATGAATGATATAAAGAAAATGTTTTCTGATGTTATAGAGAAAGCAAAACAAGATGAAGAAGCTGTTTCAGATAATTCTCTTTTGAATACTAAAATAGCTTCAAGCCTTGACCATTATAGAATATGTCCTTTTAGATCATTGGATGTTGATGATTGTCCAATGTGTAAATTGGAAAGATTTAAATAAATATTATGTTAAAATTTAAAGAATTAATAAATGAAGATAAAAATACGCACATGGAACACCTTGAAGATGAAATCATCAACAATGGTGTAAAAGGTGCGACAACGGTAATAAGGTTTTTAGATTCCTTGAAAGATATGTTATCAGGTGGAAAAAAGAAAACCAATATTACTACAAAGTGGGATGGAGCTCCAGCAATTTTTGCTGGAATCAATCCAGAGAACGGAAAGTTTTTCGTCGCAATAAAAGCATTGTTCAATAAGTCCCCCAAAATAAATTATACGGTAGCTGACATTAAAGCTAATCATGGTTCAGGTGGGCCTTCAGATAAAATAAAACTTGCGTTGAAACATTTGCCGGATCTCGGATTAGATGATGGAGTCTATCAAGGTGATATAATGTTTTCTAAAGGTGATTTGAAAAAACAAACTATTGATGGTGAAAGTTGTTTGACGTTTACACCAAATACTATCACCTATGCTGTTCCAGAAGATAGTGATTTGGCTTCTGATATGAGGAAGGCAAGTATTGGAGTGGTGTGGCACACAAAGTATACAGGAAACAGTATTGCTGATTTGAAAGCATCTTATGGTGTTGATTCAAGTCAATTTAATAAAAGTACAAAAGTTTGGTTTGATGATGCATATGTAGATACTGCAAACGCAGCTACGTTTTCTCCAAGTGAAATAAAAACACTTGAGGGAAAAATAAACATGATTGCTGGTGCAGCTAAAAAAGCTGGAAGTTTTTTAAATGAGTTGGGTAAAGATAAAACTAAATGGGGATTAGCTCCACTTATGAAAATCTTTTTTAATTCAAAGATTCGTGATGGTGCAAAAATATCTGATACTAAAAAACTTGTTAAAGAATTTGAAAAATATTATTCAGATAGATTAAATAAAGAAATAGATTCTAAAAAGACTGAACGAGGAAAATCGGGATATAGAACTATTCAAAGTGATTCTAAAAAGATTTTAAAGAAATTCAAAGACGAATTATATTTTACAATGGCCACTTACTTAGGAATACTTGAAGCAAAAGAAATGGTCATTAGAAAACTGGAAACTATAAAAGGTATTGGTACGTTTTTAAAAACTAGTGATGGGTATAAAGTAACAGCTCCAGAAGGATTTGTTGCAATAGATTCAACGGGTGGAGCAGTTAAATTAGTTGACAGATTAACTTTTTCCCATGCAAATTTTACTATTGCAAAAGATTGGGTTAAGGGGTAATAGATTGCTAACATTTTTAGAATATATTAATGTAAGAAAATATAATAAAGAGTGGCAGTTTATGGCTGAGGGTTATTTACCACTATCACCATCTATTCTTAAAGAATTTGAAGTAGATGTGGAAAACGTCTATCATGTTACCACTATCAAGGGACTACAAAAACTTGCACGTTTACAAGGTAAGCGTGTAGATATTTCTGGTTTCACTAGAGGTTCAAAGGGTATTAGTAAAGGACTGCTTGCTGATGGTGAAGTATTAGTGACATTAGATGGTAAGAGTTCCATCCAGTTTGATCGCGATGCCAACACTAGAACAGATAGAAATGGTATAAGATGGTTGTCTCCGGGCGGTAATATATCAAGATCACTCAATAATATAGTTCGTGGATTCAAGAATGACATACTAAAGAAGCTAGTAAAGAAATTGGAAGTTCCTAAAAAACAAAACCAAGGCAAAGAAGAATATATATTCAAAGGAAAACTTTATACAACGGATAAAATTATCCATTTGACTGATGCCACAGCTATAAGTAATTATCTACGCAAAGCAGATGGTGAGACTAAGAGAAAACTCATTAAGTATTATTATGACGAAGCCAAGAAGTTAGTCAATAAAAAACTCATTAAAGAAATGAATGATGCTGTTAAGTGGAGTGATTATGAACAATTTTCTCACAATGAAGTATTAATCCATAATTTTAAAATAACAGGATCAAAACTCATTAGGTCTAGTGATCCTGATAAGTTAGAGAAAATGTGGAAAAAAGCAGAGGAAGCTGGTATGACAAAATTTGATGTAATAGACCAAACAGACGTAGAGAAACTATAAAGTTGGGTAAAGGGGTGATACTATGCTAGAAGATTTAAAAGAACTCAGAAGAATATTAGATAGATTTATAGCTAAATACGAAAAAGAAGCTATATATTGCGTAGGGCAATTAGAAGTAGATAGAGAAGAAGAAGAACCTGATAACAATTTAACAAAGGAAGGATTTTGGAGAGGGAATGACATCTATTAGATCAAGGTATTGCGCGAGGTGTGATGCAAAAATAAAGTGGGAGTGTAAATGTCCAAATCATTTACATATGGCGTGGCAACGAAAAAACGTATTTCATTCTGGTAAACGATATAAAGGAAAAGATGCTTGGAAAAAAGTTTATTCTGATGAAATTGACTATAAAGGGGATTCAAAATGAAAACGTATAAAGGCTTTATAAGAGAAGGTAGTAAAGAAGAATATAACAAACTTTTTGATAAAAAGTTGAAAAAATATGGAGTTGATAGCCCAGAAGATTTGTCTGATGAAGAAAAGAAAAAGTTTTATAATGAAATAGATTCAGAGTGGAACTCTGATGATGAAAAGGGAAAAGATGGAAAAGTTGAAACATATGTAAAAGAGTTTATTAGGAAAGATGGTGCAAGGCGTCGTGTTTCTGGTGGTGATGGTCGTAAAAATAAAAAATCGAAAAATGAAATGGAAGGTGATTGTGGTGACCATGATGAGGATGAAGAAGAATGAAAGGTTTTGGAACATTTATAAAAGAAAATTGGAAAGATGAAGCTACTGAGTTAAAGTTATTCATTGATAATGATGCAAACCTTTATCGTCAAAGACTTGTTCCTATTGTAAAGAATATACAAAAGAAAATGAAGTCTGGAAAGTATGACCATAAGAAAGCTCCTAAACTTTGGAAGTATCTTGTAGATGATGGTGCAAAGAAATATGTTAAAGAATTTCCTGGCGTTAAGTTTGATAGAAAAGTTAAAGACTACGTTGCCCAAGAATATGCAGACGAATATAAAGACGAAATAGAAGCCCAAGGCGGAAAGATGTTCTAATGAAAAGTTATAGGCAGTTCATTTCTGAAGCAAAAAGTGATACAGCTGTTTTCTCTTTTGGTAGAATGAATCCTCCTACCATTGGACACGGGAAACTTATCGCTAAAGTTATTTCAGTTGCAAAGAAAGAAAGAGCAACACCTATTGTATTTCCTTCAAAGACAGAAGATAAAAAGAAAAACCCTTTGTCATTTAAAACAAAAGTGAAAGTATTGAGAGATGTTTTTGGTAATGTTATAAATACTGATACATCAATAAAAACACCCTTTGATGTATTAGAAAAGCTAAATAATGATAAGTATGAAAAAGTTATTTTCGTAGTTGGTAGTGATCGAGTAAACGAATTTAAACGTAACATGAGTCGATTCATTAAAAGTGATCTTGACAATATAAAAGATTTTTCAGTTGTCTCAGCAGGAGATCGTGATCCAGACGCTGAGGGTGTTTCGGGAATGTCTGGTTCTAAGATGCGAGACTTTGTTATTAAGGACAAGTTTAGCAAGTTCAAGGAAGGACTTTTGACGAAGAACGCTAGACTGGCAAAAACCGTTTTCAATGAAATCGGTAAAAAATTAAAAATCAAAAAGGAGAGTTACAATGCATCCATATCTAGTTAAAGCACTTTGGTTTTTGGCTGGTTGGGCAGTAGCAGGTTATTTGTATCACTAAATTTAAAAAAAGGGGGAAACAATTATGGAATCATTGATGCTAGCATGGGGTGAAAACCAAGCATGGTGGGGAACAGCTTGTTCTATTGTTGTAATTGCTAATGCAATCACGATGGCATTGAAAGATGAATATGCTGAGAAATTACCTATTATTGGTAAAATCTGGCCTATTATGAACTGGTTGGCACTTAACGTACATCATAATAAAAATAAATAATTATTTTAGTATATGGGGGAAACACCCCCATATATTTTTTTGAAAGGAAAAAATAATGAATAAAGGAATAATTGGTGGATTGATGGGCGAGACTGGTACTGTCATTACCAAAGATGGTGGATATAATTTTAATATTAGAGTAGTTGATGGTATAATAAAAAATGGTCAAGAAGTAGAGTTTGAAGTAGAAGGAAATGCTATTAAAACTATTTATGGTGAAGGTTCAAAAAAACCAACAAATACACCTCAACCAAAAATAGTACCTAAACCTGCTCCAGTTGTAGCACCTAAACCTGCTCCAGTTGCAGCACCTAAAAAACCTACATCTTTTGCAGATAAAGTAAAACAAAAAGAAGATACTGCAAAAACAGATAATAGGGAATTTTTAACTGAGGAGAAATAAAATGAGCACATATGGTGTTACAGATAATAACGAAAGTAAACCAAAAAATTTAACAAATGTAGAAAAAACTAAGTGTACTGTTGATAAAACTGGTTGGACTGTACCTGCTGGTGGAAATGATAATCCTAATGCAGACAGAGAAACTATTGTTGCTGTTCGTGGAATTAAACCAGCACCAAAACCAGCACCAGTAGTCAAAAAAGTAGTAGAAGCATTTGCTGGAGAAAAGAAGAGCGATTCCTAATGTTTAGGATAGCCTGTTTGTTATTTTCATTATTTCTTTTAACAGGTTTTTCTAAGCCAAGAATTATAGACAATGGTGAGTTTGAAGAACCGTCTATTGATAAATTAATACAATGGGTGCCTGAACAAATCCCACGCACAGTATCATTTTATTTTGATACTGATGGGGATGGTGTATCTGATATTATTATTGCATATTATCTTATAGAAGCTTATGCTTGTAGAGAATTATGTACGATTGAATTGAGAGAGTTTAATGACCATTGGATTTTAGTATCTTCTATTGGAGAAAATCCATACGCATATTATATTGTTAAGAAATGGTCAATGTGGCGTGAGACTGAAAAAGAAGATTGGAAAAGTGTAAAAAAATCATCTGGTTCAGTATATAAGTATAAAGACCATGATGAATGGTTTAATGACAAGTTTTTAAAATTATGGCCAGAGATGGCTCCATAGAAAAGGAAAATAAAATGGCAACTTGGGTTCCTGTTCCAAATTCCAATGGTATTTGGGAATATGATAGTGATGCTATAAGTGAGCATAGTTATAAAGATGCAAATGGTACAACAACTAATGGTATAAGAACATTTACTTGGCCTGATGGGAAAACAGAGGAAATATATATAAAGTGTAAGAAAGTTGGGGAAGAAATAGAGCGTGGAGAGCTTTCTAAAACTTATTATGATGCACAGGGTTAAAAATTATATGTAGAGGTTTTATGAGGTTTGATAATTTGACGAGTGGCAATTATATGATGTATGCATTACTTCATTATGATAATCCACATTGTAAAGATATAAAAGAATTTTTTGAGGATATTAAACGAATACATTATGTTCGGAGATTACTCAAAAGATATTATATTGATTCTATCCTTAAAGAAAGATTAATACTTAATCATTTAATTACTTTTTATAATGTTTTTGAATCAAAAGCAGCTACAAGAATATTATTCTTTAGAGTAGAAAAAAGTTTTTATCCAGCTTTAAAAACTTTTTTAGTATATATTAATAAAATGCCAACTAACCAACATGAAGAAGTAGCATTGGATGAAGGTATTATAAAAGTTTTAAGGAAACTAAAATAAATGTCAAGATTGGTCGATACTTATACGGTATATAAAATGATTAATAAATTGGTTACGCCGTGGAAAGAAACAGATGCATATAAACTTGGCATTATTGATAAAAGAGGAAAGGTTTTAAAAAAATATAAAAATCTTGAAACTGTTAAAGAGAAAGACGCATATACAGTTTTAGATAGATTTGTTTTTAATCTTAAACGAATATTGGAAAAAATGCCTGGTGGTAAAAGTAAGTCTGCTTCTTATGCTGCTGCAGCTGTTCTTTTACTAAAAGAGGAAGATGAAAATGAAAAAGAAATCCTTTAAAGAAGATACACCAACTAATTCTACGGGTGCTAACGTAGTTGGTACTGGTGATGATAAGACAACTTGGAAAAAGAAAAAAAAGAAATCCAAGATTCTTAAGCGTCTTAAAGGAACTTATGAAGTTGGTAGGAAACCAGATAAAGAATTGATATTAAAAAAAGAAGATCGTGATTATAGAAAAGAGTATGATAATTATCATTCAAAACCAGAGCAGCGTAAAAAGAACGCAGCTCGTTTGAGAGCGAGGAGGCTGATGGTGAAAAAAGGTAAAGTGAAAAAGAACGATAAAATGGATGTGCATCACAAAGACAACAATCCCTTGAACAATGATCCCAAAAATCTTTCAGTAACTACACAAAATTATAATAGAAAAGAACCTAGATTAAGAGAAGAAGGTGAAGTTGATATTACACCCGATTCAACTTTTGCACAGATGCCAGTGTTTAAAGTTAATCAAGATGATTTTGTACGTTGTCAAGATGTAAAAAAGAAATATGCAAGGTGGAATAAACATATTGATACAGAATCAGATTACGGTAGAAAAATTCATACCTACGCAAAAAAGAATCCTAAACAATCTATTATAGTTCAAGATGATAAAACAGGACATATGGTTTATTTAAAAAAATACTCACAAGTGGAGAAAGAACAATGATAAATCTTATTGGTAACGCATTAGGACTTGGTTTGAAAATTATGGATAAGATTGATAGAAATTCCGACAAACCTAGTTTTGAAGAATTTAAAGCAAGAAAAAAAGAAATGGATGAAACATTAGCAGATGAAGATGTTGGTGGTATTGATTCTATGTTTGAATATTTGTCTGAGCGAGCAAGAGCAGGAAAAACAGGAAGAAAAGGTTAAACAATAAAACAACTCATTACTTAAAATTATCAAACAGGGGATAAAGATGGAAAAGGAATATGTCGTAATTACTAAAGAAGGTGTGGATATAGAAAAGGTTGATGTTCAGCTACGAGAAATTGGTGGAAACGCAATCATTCCTCATAGGGAAGTAACTTGTGCAAATCCTATGAATTATAATGATCGAATTACACATTGGATGCTTACGGATGAAGAAGCAGAAACAATGAGACAGGATCATAGAATTTTAAGTATTGAATTAACATTAGAAGAACGTGATGATATTGGATGTGCTCCTAGTGTTAGACAATCTTCTACCTTTGACAAATCAAATACTGCAAGTAATGTAAATTGGGCAATTAGTAGATGTTCGTCAGCAACAAATAATTTTGCTGAAGGAGTAGATACCGTAACTGAAGAATATATCTATTGTTTAGATGGTGAAGGAATAGATGTAGTTATTATGGACACAGGTATAGAAGCTAATCATCCAGAATGGGAAGATGCAAATGGTAATAGCAGACTTCAACAAATAGATTGGTATGCTGAATCTAATGGTGCTATGTCTGGAACTATGGATGCAAATTTTTATACTGATACTAATGGGCATGGAACTATTTGTGCTGGAATTGTAGCAGGCAAAACGTATGGTTGGGCTAAAGGTGCGAATATATATTCTATGAAAATTTTTGATTCGGGTTCTATTGACACAGCTAATGCTTTAGATTTGATACGACTTTGGCATAATAATAAAGGTAATAGTAGACCAACTGTTGTTAATATGAGTTTTAGTTATTACTTTAATATTGATGTAGGAGCAGCAGCTGGAGATAGTGGTTCTCATTTTAACGGTACAGATTTTACATCATGGACTTATGGTGATTCTGGATATAATAGTTCTGCTGATGTTGCTTATAGAACAAATATATCACATTTTACTCGGTTGAGTTCTAGGGTTTCTTTAATAGATACAAGAATAGATCAAATGATTTCAGCTGGTATTCATGTTGTTATTGCCGGTGGGAATTTTTATGATGCTCAATATCTTGATACTCAAACAGCAAATGATAATTATAATGATTATCTTTCAAGAAATGGACAAACATATTATTATCATCGCGGTTGTAGTCCAAGAACAACTGATAATGGTAATGATATAGTTGTTGGAAATATATCTTCATCATTAAATACTGATAAAGATCAATCAGCAAATTCTTCTGCTAGAGGCCCTGCTGTTGATATTTTTGCTCCAGGCACAAATATTACGTCTGCTTGTAGTAATACTCATGGACAAGCTGTAGTTGGAGATTATCCTGATAATGCTGCTTTTAAAATTTGTAATAATACTGGAACAAGTTTTTCTGCTCCACAAGTTGCTGGACTTGCAGCTATGACTTTGCAGTTATATCCAACCATGACTCCAGCAGAGTTAAAAGCACAGATGATATATGATTCTAAAAAAGATTTGATGTATGATATATCAGCATCAAGTTATGATGAACTTGCGAAATATCAATATATTTTTAGTGGTGGTTTATTTGCTGCTCCTAATCGAATTTTACATAATGATTTTTCTGGTGATATGATGGCGAAGTGGACATCTAGTTAAAATAGAAAGGAATAAAAAATGAAAAATGTAATGTTAGGATTTTGTTTAATTGTTTTTATTGGCTGTGGAGCGACTAGTAATGCTTATAAAAGACCCAATGTAAGAATAGTGGGGGAAGCTCAAATGAAGAAACTTGAGAATGGCAATTACGAAGTTACCCCGCGCTGGATCAAAGATCGCTTTGATGCAGAAAACTCAATGTTAAAGCAATTAGAGGACTGTCGAGAAGGTGGAAGATAACGAGAAACAATCCAGAGAATCACAGACTCAGATATTAGAATTACAAAAAGATGTTGAACATTTGAGATATATAC